GCCCCCCTAGTGCTGCAGCGCGTGAATATTGACATGGGAACTGCAGAGACCCATGAACATGGATTTGGCCATGTTGCCCATCTCCATTGGCTGGAGCCGCCGTCCTAATTAAGCTTCGATGGCAGGATTAGATATGATCCAATAACCCATAACTGACAAAAAGGTGTCAGTTGTGGTGGTCGTTTGGTATATGATCTCATTGGAATCCGTAACAGCTGACTCGTAGTCAGGATACAGATTTCCAACAGTCCCAGTGACATCATGAAGGGCAAAGAAAATTGGGGACCCGGAAGTGAGCTGTACATTGCCTTTAGCCCCCTGGGTGGACAATAACGCATCGAACGAGGCGGGACCAGTTCCAAGTGTACTGTCCAGCGTGTCCACATACGCCATGCCAACCCCACCAACATGAATTACTCCTGCTAGTGTGTTAAGGCTGCAAACAACTAAAGCGCCAGCAGTTCCGGATCCAATATTAAAAATTGCTCGTGCGCCCGGAGAGCGGGGCACATTCGTTGGCTGAACAAGGGTTCTAGACTCAAATTCAACATCATAATGGACTGCCAGGTTACCACCAAAATCAGTGGTCCCGGCTGGCACATCCATATACGCAACTATGTACCCTGCGTACATGTCGTTAAGGCTCTTGCCGACGGTGGTATTCGTAAATCGCCACCGGGTATCCGGCAAGGGCACCTTGACTCCATGCACATGGTTCCAGACGTTGGTCCAAGTAGCATTCATTTGACTCATAGTCTGCTGTAGTACACCCCCATTTAACTCTGTGGGTAAGGTAGCAGCAACATCCTCCACATAGCAAATCACTATGCCCCCAGCCACTGACGTAGGACTCTCAGAAAAATATTCTATCTCCAGGTTCTTGAATCTATATTTCTCGAACATACCGGAGTATATCTCTGCGAACCGGTCAGTAAAATGAGCTGGATTCATTGGTATTACGCTACACAAATAGTACTGACGTACTGAACTGGAGTTCCTGATGTTGCATCGAGACCCGTAACTGGAACCAGCTATACGGGCATTCTGATACTTTTCATGAATAACTCGACGCATATTACTGCGAACTACACCACCCATTGCAACAGGTGCAAAGTTAAGGTTACCCTTGCCAGTGGTATTGTTGACCGGAAGAGGTTTCCTTTTCACGGGAACCTCTATAACCGGTGCTTTCAAAACTGCTGGTGTTGGGACCGATGGTTTTGGTTTAGAGTTGCCTCTCCACCTAGGCGGCATGTCTACTACTTCAAAGTCAAAATCGCTTGCTCTAGTAAAGATATCTTTGGATTCAATATCCCGATCCTTATACAGCATCTTATTTGAACCCCGCAGCTTGCTGCCCTTACTCATGCGTTTGATGGCTCGTCTAGACAATCCCTGCGTCCCGACCAATAAGCCCATCGCAGTTGGTAAAGAGCCCTTTCCAACTGTACGACGTGCGAAGTCAATATCCGCAGTTTCCAGATCACCACCAGTAGCATAGACAGCATCATGATCTCTACAATGAGAATCCAAGTCATCGACAGGCTCGACTGAGTCATCGACAACGGATGTTTGCCATTTACCGGCAGACCAATAAGGACCACAATAGTTTCCATACATTCTTATTTAGGACCCGCTAGGACGACTAATTGTCGAACTCACGGAGTAGCTCTACACTCGGGGTTGAAACAACATCCCCTGGTCCACTGTGAGCTAATGCCTCGTTCAATTCCCTAATTAGCATATCTGTTGTTACACCGATTTCCCCGTACCGTGCATCAAACATAAACTTACTCTCACGAGGCAGTTCTGTTTGATATTTTAGTTCCGAGTGAAGGTTTATATACTCATGGTAGGCTTTGCTTTTCTCCAAGTCTTCAAATGATACATGATGTATAGCTAACAGGCATTTTAGATATTCTAAAACCCCCGGAACAAACCACCCGTCCACCAATTGTCCTTTTATAAAGGATTTGATTTCAACAAGGTTAAGTTTCTTCACCGAGCTACCCATCTTAGGCAGGCATCTCCCTGGTTTCGGGCCCAGGATGAGTTTGCCCCCTACAGTCCAAAAGAGCTTAGAGCAAAATTCAACATCGCACAAACGGTATAAAACCTTGGTTTTTGACTTAAAACCAAATCGGGCATAAGCGCTAGTGATATGATCCTCTGACGTGGCAGCCAAATCAACAAGAATGTGACGACTCACGATTCCATTGATAAGGGAATTGCCGCAAGATGTATTTGGGTCCCCTGACTTTCGGCCACCCTTACAGAAGTATTTGATCCCAAGGTTAGTATAACCTATGGTGTTTAGCTGCTGTCGCAGCACAAACCCCTCCTGCTCAGGCACACCGAACGCCTCGTAGATACTGAATTCAAACTTCAGAGCTTCCCTGGATATGGTGGTGTCGAAACGTGAAAAATCATTCTCAATATAGGAGATGGTACTGCCATCATTTCGAACGGCTAACATATCATCCCCCATAACAATTATCCACACACCTTTATTTCTCTGGGCGTGCTCCATCCATTTTCCAACATCATTAGCTGTCATGCCTCCTGCATACACTATGGTATTCCCGATAGACCATTGCCGACTTAATTCCTTCGAGAATGCCAACATCCATGGCCCCAGTATTACGTTCGCACGATGTGAAGTACCCTGAATACATCGAGGATCGGACTCGGTGTACCCTATTGAGTCACTTTTAAGACCTTTCTCCACTTTGACGAATGTTGCGCGGGTACAATCATTGGTCGAAATTGGGGTGATCTCTAAGGACTTCTGGGCCTTCAAATGTTGTTTGCGACGGTTGCCCGGGAACCTGGCGTTCCATGTTGCAAAAGACACAGCAGTAACTTCTACGCTGGTATCCAAATAATCTGTTATGTTAAGTGACGAAAAAGATCCAACAGAAGGCAGTGGCACCTTCTGTGTGCATCGATTCCTCAATGATGTTAATTGGTTAGGGTAGTTATTGTTAAAACACGTTGGTAGTGACCCCGACATATAAGGTCCAATCGGTACTATTGCCTCATCCTTGTCTGTAGTCTTCATCTCAACGTTTCGATCGTCTACTCCTGCTCCATCTGCTACTGGTTGCAACTCCCTGTTGCTAGTCGTACTTGGTAAAGTCCCCACAAAGCATGACACGCTTGGCGAGGCTCTCCAATCATGGTATAACCTGCTAGCCTTGTCTGCTATGTAGCTTCTCCAACTCAGTACTTGGGACCCTAAAAATCCCGTTAACACCAGCAATGTTGGCTTAAATAAAGCCTTACACCTGGTCTTGACCGCCACAGTTGTTGTTAACGCTGTTAAGGCCAAGGACCAGAAAAAGTAGTTTTTACCAGGAATGAACTTTATACGTTCATTCAATATGTCATAGTAGCTAGTTTTCTTCAACACAAAATCTCGCACAGCGATCTCTCGGTGCACGCCTTCTGAAAAACTTTGTGCCACTATAACATCTATGGCTGCAGGGTCAATCGTACCATTCTCCAATTCTCTCATTTCCTTCCTAACATAGGCATATAGGTGTTGGTATGTAACGTCGCTACGTTCCTTCCCTGAAATAAACATCTTGGCTTTAGCTAGTAGCTGTGTAGGCACTGTTACCTGAGCGCCACTGCGTGTTGTGTAAAGCACGCGGCCACCTAGCGTTGTCTCTATGTAAGTTTCATACGGAAGAATTATATTGGATGGCTTACCAAGGTCTGTACAATAATTTTGGTCGAACTTGCCACACTTACAAAAAGTAACTATCCAAGTCTCCCGTTTATCATTATACACCTCGGCCGTCCACGCAATACCACGATTACCATCATAATAGTAGTTGTCACAACGGACCCACGACAAATTTCTATGGAAATATGGTGTCGTCTGTCCTTCTACACTCATAGTGACAAGACCATCACGGTTGGTGTATGTGGCCTCCCCTTCAAGCAGGTCTCCGCAAGCATCCGGAAAAAAGTGCACAGCACACATCATCATACCCTCAGTACTCCGCCAGACGAGATCCACAATGTCGTCTTTGGTTAAGTAGTATAAGGAATGAATAGACATGTAAGCCGCAGGCTCCACACACCGGCACTCTTGCACTGTGTGTGAACAAGCCCTGTCATTATTGCACTTACTCGCTCGTTTCTTACGAATAACATCAGCAGGCGAAAGAACTGGTGCGGTAGTCCACACGTTCCTTCGGGATGAGTTTCTCCATACCGAACCCCCTATGTCAACGATCATGCCTTCACCTGGCACAAACGTTGTTAATTCTTCATGAATTTGTTTCTCAACTAATTTCCTCTCAATAGCAGCTATCGGATGCGAATGAATCCGGTCCATGGCATTCTCCTTTTCCACAAGGACTTTACCAAACCTGTTCATTGCTGTCTCTTTAACTTTTTCGGTTAAGCGGAAATTTACACTAACTTCATTCATGACAAGTTAG